GGCCAACGCAGTACAGGTTTATGTCTGTAGGAGCATTGGCGCTACGCGAATGGTATGAGAAAAAATTGTTGAACTTTCATGGTAAGAATCGCCATAACCAGGAGCTGAATCATGGCAAATAACAACACCACCAAAATCAGCAACATTACGGCAGATCCTTCTGTCAATGTTGATGCAGCGGAAGCCCACGGGCGGATGCGAGTTTGGTATGACAGCTTTGAAGCCAGCAGCACTGCTTCAGGCGATACCATTACTTTTTCAAGAATGCCCAAGGGTGCAACCATCTATCAGGTTCGCGTGATGGCGGATGCGCTAGGGTCCAGTGTAACCATCAAGGTAGGCGATGCTTCAGACGATGACCGTTTCATCACGGCCACCACGATGAACACCGCAAACCTTGTGACGCAGACGAACGCGATTGCAGGCGTCGCATACAACTACACTGCGGAAACCGACTTGATTGCTACCGTGGGCGGTGCTGCCGCAACGGGTACAATCGCCTTCATGGTCTTCTACACGCTAGGAGACTAATGAGCAGCGTCGTTCAGATTTGTAACATTGCTTTGTCCAACCTGGGTGAAGCGAAAATCGCGGCGCTGACGGACGAAAATGAGCGAGCGCGGCAATGTAATCTTCGCTATGAAGATTGCAGAGATGCCGTGCTTCGCTCGCACCCTTGGAATGCTGCAGTGACCCGCGTAGCGTTGGCTGCTAGTGTCACTGCACCAGCCTGGGGCTTCGCAAAAAAGTTTGCTCTACCCGCAGACTGTCTGCGAGTCTTAGACATCGAAGACTACTACCAGTCTTACAAAGTGGAAGGTCGCTTCATCTTTACAGATTCAACGGCAGTCAACCTGCTCTACATCGCAAAGGTCACTGATCCAACCCAGTTTGATAGCCTATTGCTGCACGCGGTAGCAATGAAGCTAGGCAGTGAGATCGCAGAAGCGCTGACAGGTCGAGCGGAGCTTCGTGACCGGATGTTAAGTAAGTATTTACAGATCCTGGCCGAAGCGCGTGGTGTAGACTCTCAGGAGAGATCACAGGCAGGCGAATTCATTGCCGATGGCTTCATCAACGCCAGGCTAGTAGGTTCAACCTACCGGCGTGCAGTACCGGCTAGCTGATGCGGATTCAGGCACTTCAATCCAGCTTTGCGGACGGGCAGATATCGCCCAGGATGCAGGGCATGGTTGAACTAGAGTCGTACAAGTCTAGCCTAGCCACGCTTGAGAATATGGTCGTGCTGCCACAGGGCAGTCTTACCCGCAGGCCAGGTACTTTCTTTGCGGCTACGACCAAAGCCAACGGACAAGCCCGACTAATACCGTTTAGTCGCGGTCAGGGCACCAGCCTAGTGTTGGAGTTCGGCAACTTATACATAAGGTTCTTTGCGAATGATGGCCCAGTAAGGACTGATGCCATCGCAGCAACGTACAGCCAAAGCACGACCACCGTAACCGTCACAAAGTCTAGTCACGGCTACAGCGCAAGCAATGAAGTTTATCTGGACTTCACCAGCGGAAATGGCGTTGATGGGTTCTACACGATTGCGACTGTAGCAGACGCCAATACTTTCACCGTTACCAGCACGACATCACAGACCACCAGCGGCAACGTCAACATCAGCCAAAGGGCTGAGATCACAACGCCCTACACTGCTGCACAGGTCGATGACCTGGCCTTCACACAGTCTGCTGACGTACTCTTCTTAGCCCATCCGAGTCATCCACCAGCCCGCCTAGAGCGTAACGACACCAACGACTGGACACTGACAGAACTGCTACCTAGTTCAGGCAGTAGCCCTGCAACCGTGCTGACCGATGGGCCGTTCATGGCGACCAACACCACCGACACCACGCTGACGGTTGCGCTGGCAGCAAATTCAGAGTTTTCTGCAACAATTGATGATTCTGCTCAAACACTCAGCCTGGAAGAAGTTGGGACGGTCAGTCCAAGCAATGTCGATGTCACGACGAACAGCTTTACGCTAGCAAATCACCCGTTAGTCAATGGCATGAAGATTCAGTTTTCTGCCATACCGTCTGGGTTTGCTAGCACACCGACCTTATCGGCCACTACAGACTATTTTGTAGTCAGCGCCACACAAAACACCTTTAAACTTGCGACCACCGCAGGCGGCACACCGGTAGACATCACTGCAGCGCCAACTTCTGCAGACTTAACGGTCAACAAGTCTTTCGTTGATAAAGGCAAGTATTTGAAAGTCACCGCTAGTGATACCACTGGCATTACGGATGACACTGGCTTTCAAACTACGGACATAGGCCGCTACATCCGTTTCAACACTGAAGTCGCGCCGCAAATAAAATGGGGCTACGGCGAAATTGTAGAGCGCACCAGCACGACAGTAGTTTTAGTTTTATTGAAGAAAGCCATTGCAGGCGTAGGCGCAACAACCGAATGGCAACTAGGCAGTTTCAGCGAAACCACGGGCTTCCCGCGTACCGTACAGATTTATCAGCAGCGCTTGGTGTATGCAGGCACTACCGAAGAGCCGCAGACGATCTTCTTCAGCAAAACCGCCGACTTTTTTAATTTCAGTGCAACAGAACCGCTGGGCCGCAGCACGGGCCAGTTTGACAGCGCAGGTAGGTCGATCATTGGTGAGCAAATCTTTGAAGACAATGCGCTCAGTCTAACGATCAGTTCAGACACGGTAGACCAGATCGAATGGCTATCCGAAGACCGCAGGCTAACTATCGGCACCAGTGGTGGCATATTTCAATGCTTTGGAACCGATGACGATGTGACGCTGACACCGTTCAGTTTCAGCATTACCAAAGTCAGTGCCTGGAGCTGCGATCCAACCGCACTGCCAGCGAAGGTAGGCAACAACCTTTTATATGTGCAAAACAATGGGCGGAAACTGCGCGAGTTAGCCTTCGACAAGCTCCAAGACCAGTACAGTGCTGCAGACCTGACGCTGCGCAGTGAAGACATCAGCGAGACTGGACTGATCGCAACAGCCTACCAAGACCAGCCGTATTCAGTGCTGTGGTGCCTACGGAACGACGGCAGGCTAGCGGGTCTGACGTATGTGGACCTTTTACAGATGAGAGCCTGGCACCGGCACACGATAGGTGGTGCGCACTACGATGACACGCACGGATCACAGGCCAAGGTCGAAAGTATTGCAAGCATACCGCGTGGCACACATGACCAGCTCTACATGATCGTGAAGCGCCATTTGCGTGCGGCAGCGCTAACTTCAATCACCTTCAACCAGACTACAGACAAATTCACAAAGTCCAGTCACGGGCTAGCCAACGGCACGACTGTCGTTTTTGACAGCACGACCATTGACGGTTTCACTGCTGATAAATTGTATTACGTTGTTTCAACAGCAACGAACGACTTCCAGTTATCTGAATCATCCGGCGGTGCAGCGGTCACAGTGAGCGGGTCAACCAGTAGTGTTACCGTCAGTACACTAAGAGTTGTTACAGAAAAACGTTACATCGAATTCTTGGAGCGCTTTTTTGTGGCATCTGAAGTGGTGCCCAGTGACGCGCACTTCGTAGACTCTGGCCTAGAAGAACCACCGACCCGCACCAGCGCATCAACCACCGTCAGTGCCCTAGATCACTTGGAAGGCGAAAGCGTAGCCATTTTAGCCGATGCCGCCGTACAACCAGATAGAACCGTCAGTTCAGGTGCCATCACACTACAGACCGCAGCCACCAACTTCCGTATTGGGCTGGGCTACAACAGTGACATCAAGAGCCTGCCAATGGTGGCGATGACCGGACAGGGCACAAGTGTTGGCAACAGAAAGCGCATTCACCGCTTCACCGTGCGTCTACTGGAGTCACTGTCTTTTAAGTTTGGCACCAACGCCAACGATTTGGACGCAGCCACGATTGCGTACTTGGAAAGCCTTGGCCTGAATTTTGGTGTCAATATCAGTGACTTGACAGAAGCGGTATTTAGAACAGCCAGCGACAACATAGGCAGCGCTCTGTCCTTCTTCACAGGCGAAAAAACTTTTCAAGTCGGCGATCAATTCAACACCATCACACAGCTATTTCTGAGGCAGTATCAACCGTATCCGTTTTCTGTCACTTTACTAGCGATTGATTACCAAACAAACGAATGAGTGCACTTGTAGCTTTTGCCGCAATAACGGCAATTAGTACCGGCCTTAAAATGTATGGGCAGGCGCAACAAAACGCCCAGGATGTCACAAATCTACGAGCCCAGGCGTCTGAATATCGCGCCAGCGCTGCAGAAAACCTAGCCTTCGCTCGAGAGCAAGCAGGGCTGTACATGCAGACAGGCGCTGAAAACGCCCGCGCTATTGAGTTCCGCGGCGCGGAGCTACTGATGCAGGAACAGATCGCCGGTCAGCGACGTATTGGTGGTATCCGCGCACGGGCTGGCGCTTCAGGCGCTAGCGTCAACGTAGGGACACCGGCCAACGTGCAGATCGCTCAAGCCTTTGCGAACGACTACAACCAAAGAATGCTGGACTACAACACGCGCTACGAAGCGGCCCGCACTAGGCTGGAAGCAAAGAACAAAGCAAAGATGGAACTACGACGCGGACAACTTGCTTATACGCAACTAATGCGCAGAGCTGCTCTTGCAGACCAGGGCGCAGGACAGGTAGCAGGAGCGCGTGATCTACAGCTATTCAGTACATTACTAGGTGGAGCTGCTGATTTTGGTAGCACCTACTACCGATTCGGTCAGCTTGATGACACTCCAGCGGCACCGTAATGGCCCGATTACCCTTTGAAACCGCCAGCGTACTACCGCAACAAAATCGGTTAAGCGCACCGAACGTACCGAACGCACCTGGTCCGATGGATGTCAGCGTACCAGGCGCAGGCGCACAGAATAAAGCGCTGATGAGTCTAGGCGAGAGCATTGCTAGAATCGGGCGCACGGCGGCAGACATCTATTTGACACAGGCGGAAAAGGAAAAGGACGAACAGGCGAAGATTGCGATAGTTCAGGGCGGGCAGTTCTACGATGACCAGTTCAATGGCTTTCTAACAGAATTAGAAAAAGACCCAACCGACAGCGCGGGTGCAATGGCCCGCTACGAAGGCTTCATCACCGGCCTGCGCGAAACCTTCCAAGAGCAGTACAAGGACAAACCAAAGCGAGTCCGTAACGCGGTTCAGCAGATCCTTGATGACAAGAATGTGCAGGTCAAGCATCTCATACAGATGCAGGCGGTACGACGCCAGCAGAAGGCCGATGTCAGCCAGCGGGCAACAAAGGTAGTCCAGGCGTTAGGCGAAGCTGCACAAGGGCTCAACGCAGAGTTTTTTGCCAGCACAGCGACACAGGGCGAGCAGGAGTTTCGTGAACTGTACACTCAGCGAACACAGGAACTGATTGACCCAATCCTAGAAGGCATGCCTGCAGGGTTGCGGCAGGAAGTAATGCTTCAGGTTGATGATGATGCAGTGCGTCATGTATTAGGTGCCGTACAAGGCCGCCAACGTTATCTGAAAGAAGGGGCACTCGCAGGACTGATTCAAGAAGAAGACCGGATACTGCGCACAGCACCTGGCCGTGAACAGGCTTTAGACGATTACACTGAAGCCATGAACGATGCGGCAGACAGTGATGTAATTACCCAGCCGCAGGCCGCCAATAAGATCGTTGAGTTTGGGCGCAAGTACGACAAGGCACAGATTACCGCGTTGCGCGACTCTGGTGACATTGCCACCGTAAGCGCTTTGTTGGAAGCATTGAAGAACGACCCAGAGCAGTTCCCTAGTCTGCCAGTCCCAGACCGGCGCATCGAAATCAATAGAGCTGAAAAAACCTTGCTTGGGTTGCAGTCTGCTCTAGCAGGGCAGGTTCGTCAGGGTATTGAGTTTGATATTGGCAGCATGTTAGACCCGTCGTTCCGTGAGCTAGACCCAGATGTTCAGATGCGGATTCGGTCAGAAGACAACCTAGAAGCACAATTGATGTTGCTGCCGAACGCCGAAGAACAAGACGCTTATCGGTTGCTTTTTACCTATGCCAAAAACGCTAGCGACCATTTGGCTGATGTAGAAACCATGAATATGCAGGAGCTGGCAAACACGGAAGCGATCCTGCGACCTGAACGCTACATCGAAGGCCAGCAGAACAGGGTATTTAATGACCAGGCGAATTTATACAACCAGGCCATCAAGCAGATGGCTGCGGTACAAGAACGCCGCATCAAAGACCCAGCCAGCTTCTACCAGATACCTGAAGGTCAAAGCCCGTTTGCTGCGGCAACGATCAAAGAAGTATTAAATACAGAACTAGAATATGTAGGCAGTTCAATTGAAGCCGTCAGCGACAGAGAGCTACGCCGCATGCACATCAACGGGAATGTGCGCCTGTTCAGCAACGAAACCTTGAAAGCCTTAAAAACGGAGTACGACGCCTTAGAGTCTGGGCCACAGGTCCGCACCTTTGTTCAGCAGTTTGAGCGGCAGACCCAGAAGTACGGGCCAATGGCATTTGCAGAAGTTGCAGGCACCAACAAGAACCAGCCTGGTATTGGCTTACCAGCGCGGGCAATGCTTTACGCTGAAATCAGCAGTGAAGGCACTTTACAAAATCTGTTTAATTCAGAACGCAATGGGAAGGTCAACCGCGAAAACGCTAACGACATTTTTGAAGGCTCCAACCTGAATGAAGTAGAGTCTACAACTCTAGGCAACGAAGACATAGGCAACTTCTTAGACAGCATCCAGATTGACCCAGGCGGTGCGGCCCTAGCCAATGACTTCAAGGAAGCGCTTGTAGACTACGTTCTGGAGCTTGGCCGTGGCCCGCTAGGTGTGCCACTAGGCAACGCTGTAGAGTTGGCCGCTGACCACATTGTCAACGAAAACTACGTCTTTTTGGATGTCAACCGTGGTGACGCGCCAGTCCGCTTGCGTAACGAACAATTAGGCGGTTTGAGTCCTGAAGACATGGGCAACGCGCTGACCGACTGGACTACCCAGTGGCTATCAAAACGCAAAGCAGGCATGGCAGATGTCGCTATTGAAGATGACCTGTGGATCTGGAAGGTGCGCGGTGACGAAACCGGCCTAGAGTTGGTCAGCCTGAACCCAGCACGCGGCAACCAGATCGCCAACCGCAGCTCTGGTGAAGTCCTAAACTTCCAAGACCTGAAGCTGATTACAGAGCGCTACGTCAACGGCGAAACACAACTACAGTTAGACGAAGAATCACAGGCTGAAGAAGAACAGATCATCAGCGAACAGCCGAAGAGTTCGATAGCGGAAATGTTCCGCGAACGGAAGGCCGCAGACCCAGCCGTACAGCCAGGTGAAGAAGCGCCTGAAGCAGCACCGGCAACCCGCGCTGCACAACCACCGCCTGAACCTACTCCAGAGCCAGAGCCGACACCAGAGCCTGAACCGGCACCCGCAGAAGAGCCACCAAAAGGAAGCCCGCTAGTCGGCTTGTATCGCAAGCGTCAGCAGGAAGTGAATCAGCCCAAGGGCAAGCGCTCTACCGCAAAGAAGCAGGCACCCGCACCTGAACAAGACTTCAGCAAGATACCCGCAGGCATTGCACCGACAGATGACCCAGCCCTAGAAAACGAAATCACGAAAATCTTTGGTTCGGCAAGCAGGCGTATCCGCGACCAAGTAGAACAGTACATCATCAAAGAAGACGGCAACATTGCCGAAGGTTCGATCCGCTTCCTAGAAGCACAGCGTGACATGCACATCGACAACGCTTCCGCGTACATGCGCTACAACGATACGAACAAGGAAGACCGTGGCACCTACACCGCAGATGCGTTGCCGCTATTGGCCGAAGAACTAGCGATGGCCCGCGTGTATCAAGAACTTATTACGCTGCATAGCCGATGATTTATCATCCTGACACATCAGACTTCCCTGGTGGCGAAGAGCAGTTCCTGAAAGACTACCGCCCAAGCGCTGGGCGCATGTTTAAAATCGGCATGGGTGCAGGTTTCGATGACACGTTACCAGGGTTGCTGACATCATTGTCGGTAATGGATCAAGCAGAAAACCAGCCACTACTCACCAAAGAAGACTGGGAGGCGAGCAAGTTCTTTGATGAAGCAATCAAGTGGGACGAATCGTTTACAACACCGAAA